ATGGAACGCTTCTTCAGAAGTCTGAAAAACGAGTGGGTGCCAGTGACAGGTTATATAAACTTTAGCGAAGCTGCTCATGCGATCACAGACTATATCGTCGGGTATTACAGCTCGCTAAGGCCGCATGACTATAACGGTGGGTTACCCCCAAACGAATCGGAAAACCGATACTGGAAAAACTCTAAAGCGGTGGCCAGTTTTAGTTGACCACTTCAATCCCGGTAAACCATGAGCTGTTTGCTGGTATGAAAACTCAGTCATTCAGTATTCCTGGTGTTGGTATCAACGGTATCTTCGCAACTCAGGGTGATATCAATTCCCTGACCGGTCTGTGCCGTATCGCGGTTTGGTATTCCGCGTGTGCAGTTCGACCGGAAGCAATCGTCGTTGGTCTGCCTGGCCAGGCTTAATCACTCAACAACTAAGGGGCTTCGGCCCCTTTTTTATTCTGGAGTACGACATGACACAGATGGTGTTTCGTCAGGGTGATATGAAGAAGTGGAAAGGCGTTGGCTACGACTTCGAGATCATCAATGAAGACGATTTGCAGGAATATCTCGATGCTGGATGGTTTGCGCATCCTGATGACCTGGTAAATTCTCTTGCAGAGCCAGAGCCAGAGCCAGAGCCAGAGCAAGTACAACGCAAGAAGCCGGGGCCGAAACCTAAGGCGGATAAAGATGCTGATAGCAACTAAAGGTGATCTGGTAAGAGCGGCGCTGCGCAAGTTAGCGATTGCATCAAACGCCACTCTTACCGACGTCGAGCCGCAATCCATGCAGGATGCGGTTGATGACCTCGAATCAATGATGGCTGAGTGGTACCAGGAAGGGAAAGGCATTATCACCGGATATGTGTTTGCGGATCCTGATAACCCTCCAGCAGAAGGTGACGACCACGGACTGCGCTCCAGCGCGGTTAGTGCCGTTTATCACAATCTTGCATGCAGAATTGCTCCGGATTACGCGCTGGAAGCAACGTCAAAAATCGTTACCACCGCCAGATACGGAAAAGAGTTGCTGTATAAGCAGACCGCTATTGAAAGAGCCAAACGCGCACCATATCCAAACCGCATGCCAATTGGTAGCGGGAACACTTTCGCCACCCTGAACGGCTGGCATTTCTTCCCCGGAGAGAAACAAGATGCCAATCCAGCAACTTCCTCTGATGAAGGGAGTGGGTAAAGACTTCCGCAACGCAGACTATATCGATTATCTCCCGGTGAACATGCTGGCAACTCCGAAAGAAGTGCTTAACAGCAACGGTTATCTGCGCTCCTTCCCAGGCGTAACGAAGATATCAGACGTTGCTGGCACATCTCGCGGGGCAGAGTACAACACCTCTCAGAATGCCGTATATCGCGTTATGGGGGGGAAGTTGTACCGGTCCGATACGGCAGTGGGTGATGTCGCAGGTTCTTCTCGCGTATCTCTGGCGCACGGGAGAACATCTCAGGCTGTCTGCGTTAACGGAAATGTCGTCGAGTACCGGTACGACGGTACCACCAAGACGATTGCCAACTGGCCTGTTGATAGCGGATTCACTCAGTACGAACTCGGATCCGCTCGCGATGTCACGAGGTTGCGTGGACGATACGCATGGGCTAAAGATAACTCAGACTCATGGTTTATTACCGACCTCGAAGATGAATCTCATCCAGACCGATACAGTGCTGAGTATCGAGCTGAATCACAGCCTGATGGAATCATCGGGATCGGTACGTGGCGAGACTTCATCGTCTGCTTTGGCTCATCAACTATCGAGTATTTCTCGCTAACCGGAACGACCACCGTTGGCGCAGCGCTTTATGTAGCGCAGCCGTCTCTGATGGTGCAGAAGGGGATCGCTGGCACATACTGCAAAGCTCCTTTCGCTGACTCATATGCGTTTATCAGCCACCCGGCTACCGGTGCACCATCTGTTTACCTGATTGGGTCCGGACAGGCATCACCAATAGCTACAGCAACCATTGAGAAGATTATCCGCTCATACACTGCTGTTGAGTTGGCTTCTGGCGTGATGGAGACTTTGCGATTCGATTCCCATGAATTGCTGATTATCCATCTACCGAGGCATGTGCTGGTATACGACGTATCATCAAGCCAGAACGGGCCGCAGTGGTGCGTACTGAAAACCGGTCTTTACGATGATGCATACCGCTCTATCGACTTCATGTATGAAGGCAACCAAATCACGTGTGGTGACAAGTTGGAAGCGATTAAAGGCCAATTGCAGTTTGATATCAGCAGCCAGTACGAAAAACAGCAGGAGCACCTCCTGTTTACTCCGCTCTTCAAAGCTGACAATGCTCGTGTGTTCGATCTTGAGGTTGAATCCTCTACTGGTGTAGCGCAATACGCTGATCGTCTGTTTCTGTCTGCCACCACTGATGGCATCAACTATGGGCGCGAGCAGATGATTGAACAGAACGAGCCATTCGTTTATGACAAGCGAGTTATCTGGAAACGAATTGGACGCATACGCAGAATTATTGGTTTCAAGATGCGTGTAATCACCAAATCACCAGTAACGCTATCTGGGTGTCAGATAAGGATTGAGTAATGGCAGATCCGTCGCTTAATACACCTGTCATTATCCAGGCTACTCGTCTTGATGCTTCAATCCTCCCTCGCAATGTTTTCAGTCAGTCATACCTGCTTTATGTCATCGCTCAGGGTACTGATGTTGGTGCTATTGCAGGTAAGGCCAACGAAGCCGGACAGGGGGCATATGACGCGCAGGTTAAAAATGATGAGCAGGATGTGATTCTTGCCGATCACGAGCAGCGTATATCAGCAGCAGAAGTAACACTTGCTGACCATGAAGTACGTATTAGTGCTGCTGAAGTTGCGATAGCCGATCATGAGGTAAGGATTACTCAGAATGAGAGTGATATATCATCGCTTGATACCAGAGTAGGAAGCCTGGAAACACAGGTAGCTGATCATGAAACTCGCATTGATGCCCTTGAGTACGCCACAACACGGAAGAAATCTGAGGTTCTCTACACAGGGATATCGCAGGTCATACCGACCACCGCAATAAACCTGATCACGATGCTCAAAGCGCTGACTCCATCATCAGGAACACTGCTCCCGTTCTTCAACACAACAACGGACAAACTGACCGTTTACAACGAGAACAAGACGCTGAATTTCAAGTTGTCGATGATCGGCAGTTACCCTGGCGGCACGACAAACCGGTCAATGCAGCTAACTTTCTCCGGAGCGGTTCCCGATACGTTGGTAGCCAGTCGTAATGCTGCCACGGCAACGGACAACATTCTCTTAGCAACGTTCTTCAGTGTTGATCAGGGTGGTTTCCTTGCCACCAATGGCAGCACCATCACCATTCAGGCAAACGGCGCGGCATTCACTGCTACGACCATCAAGATAATAGCGGAACAGTAATGGAAATAAAACTCATAGACAACCCTGTGAAGCTCGCCGAATTCCTCAACAATCCGGCGAACACAGGCAACATTGTTGATGCCGGAGAAAATTATTTAATTAAGCCGGATGCGTTATATCTCGGTATCTATGAAGGTCTGGTGCTGGCTGGCGTGCATGAGGTGCGCAACTTCTGGTACTCGGTCGTTGAATGTCATGCGATCTATGACCCCGGGTTCCGTGGTGAATATGCATTAAATGGTCACCGTCTTTTCTGTCGATGGCTTCTCGAAAATTCTCCTTTCACCAACAGCATAACCACCGTTCCTGATTCCACAAAATATGGCCGCGCGCTAATCAGACTCCTTGGAGCTACTCGCATAGGTCATATGGACGATGCCTATATCAAAGACGGCAAGCCAGCAGGCGTAACGATTTATCAATTAACTCGACCACAATATGAGGCTTTTCTGAAATGTTAATATTTCATATCGCGAACAAGCATCTCAGTAACGCCGTTTACTGTGGCGGCGGTGGAGGTGACGGTGGCTCTAAGGCTCAGGCCCGGGCGACTCAGCAGGGCATCGATCTGCAACGTGAAATGTGGCAGACGAACATGCAGAATCTTGCACCGTTCACTCCACTTGCTCAGCAATACGTCCAGCAATTGCAGGGATTATCAACTCTGCAAGGCCAGCAATCAGCACTGAACGATTATTACGGATCTCAGCAATACAAAGATATGGCTGGGCAACTTCGATATCAGGCTCTCAATTCAGCGGAAGCAACTGGAGGGTTGGGATCTACCGCTACCACTAACTCTCTTGCAACTATTGCACCGACGCTGGGACAAAACTGGCTCTCAGGCCAGATGAACAACTATCAGAACCTAGCAAATATCGGTCTGGGCGCACTTACCGGTCAGGCTAACGCAGGTCAGAGCTATGCAAACAATATGAGCCAGTTGTATCAACAACAAGCCAATGCCGCGGCGGCGGGTGGAAATCAACAATCAAAACTCGGTGGTGCGCTTCAGGGTGCGGCGGCGGGTGCGGCGGCGGGCACTGCAATCATGCCTGGGTGGGGTACTGCAATTGGTGCAGGTGTTGGTGCACTTGGCTCACTTTTCTAAGAGGTTACTATGGCAACCTGGAATCAAGGCATAAGCTCTGGCGGCTTTCTTGCTGGTATCGGATCGCAGAACGCTAATGCCCCACAGGCAAGTGATGCAAACACCGCACTGGCATACATACGCCAGAATAACGAAGACGAACGTTCAGGTCGTAATAACGTTGGCCTACAGGCTTTGCAGGGTATCGGTTCTGTAATGGATATCTATAAGCAGCAAGAGCAAGCTAAACGACAGCAGGATTTTCAGAGTGCTTATGGGCAAGCGTATGCCTCTGGCGATCGCAATGCCATGCGTCAACTTGCCTCTCAATTCCCTGACCAGGTAGATGCGGTTCGCAATGGTATGAAATTTGTTGATGAAGACCAACGCGCGACGGTTGGTAATCTTGCTGCAGCAGCTCGCCTTGCAGCTACTTCACCAGAAGCAATGAGCGCATGGCTACAGAACAACGCATCTGATTTGCAAAGGGTTGGATTAGACCCCGCGGAGGTGGCGCAAACATACCAGCAGAATCCGCAGCAATTTGGAGAGTTCGTTGATCACCTCGGAATGGCTGCTCTAGGGCCGGTTGATTACTTCAATGCCCAAGACAAGATAGTTGGTCAGGCGCTTAATCGTGACAAACTCAACGAAACTGTTCGCAGCAATAAAGCTGGGGAAGGCCTTCAAGCAAGAGGGCAGAATATCACAATGCGCGGGCAGGATATGTCAGCATCAACTTCGCGTCGTGGTCAGGATATGGCAAACCAACGAGCTGGCTCAGCAGGTGGTCAAGGTGATCGCGTTGTACAGTTAGCTGATGGTCGAACTGTTAACGTTGGGGGGAAACTTCACGGCGCTGGGGCAAATGCTTTTTATGAAGGCATCGACAATGCTGGAAATATGGTCCGTGTTCCAGCCAGTTCCATTGCCGCTCCAGCTACATCGGCAGCAAGCGCTCAGAATTACGCAATGAAAAAAGACCTTGATGCAATTTCTGGCGCATCAACTGACGATCTCGGATTCATGACTGGCGTTACAGGTTCTTCAGGCTCACCGGCTCTTGGTGCTGACATTCGTAGTCGCGCATCTGGTGGAGGCCAGAGAAAGCTCTACAACGCCGCTCAACGCGTCCAGGGCAAGATGCAGAACCAAGGTATTGCAGCAGCTCGCGATATGGGGGCATCTGGGATCAACACCGTTGCAGAGGCGAAGATGTATTTTCAGGGAATGCCACAGGTTGATTATTCGAGCCCTGAAGCAATGCAGCAGTCAATGCGCGATATCCAGCAATACACTGACAATTACAACCAGCAGTATCAGGTTGATGTCGGTAATGGGGGCCAGCGCCAACAGCAGTCATCTACGCAACAAACTACTCAACCGAAAACATCTGGCTACCAGTCTCTATGGGGTGATTAATGGCTAAGGCATGGAAAGACGTTATTGCCTCTCAACAGTACCAGGCATTAACACCAGAGCAGAAAGCACAGGCGCAGGAGCAATACTTCAATGAAGTAGTAGCTCCGCAAGCCGGAAGCGATGCAGAGCAGGCTAAACAGGCTTTCTATGCTGCTTATCCGCCTCCAACGACTCAACAACCAGCACAACAACCACAGGAGTCGACACAGCCACAGCAACAGGGTGGCTTTATGTCAGAACTTGGCAATGCGGCAGCAGAAACCGGGAGAGGACTGCTACAGGCTGGCGTTAATCTGGCAAATATCCCAGCTTCAATGGCTGATGCGGTCGCTAGTGCCGGGGCGTGGGCAGGTCAGAAGCTTGGCATTGGTGACGGAACTTATCAGCCAGCACCCCGGGTCACGACACAAGGACTTGAGCAGGACTTTGGCTTGCAACAAGGCGCTCTTACCCCGCAGACGACTGAAGGTAAAATCTTCTCTGAAGCTCTGCCATATTTGACGCCTGTTGGTGCTGAGAGATTAGCTACTCAGGCTCCGTCGATTGCTGGGCGTGTAGCTCAAGGTGCATCTCGATTACTGGCTGAAAACGCCGTTGGTTCACTTGCTGCAAATAGTGAACGTGATAATCCAGAAGCACTTGCTACAGATCTCGGTACCGGTGTCGTATTAGGCGGGGCGATTAACCAATTAGGTCGTGCAGCCGGTGCAACTTATCGCGGTGTGCGCGGTACGATCGCTCCAGAAGCACAGCAGGCCATTCAGTTCGCTAACGCGGCTGATGTACCGTTGCATACCACTGACGTTTTGCAACCAAATTCCCGCGTCGGGCGTATGGCGCAAACTACTGCGGAGAATATTCCATTTGCTGGCACAAGCACTATGCGGGCTAACCAGCAAGAAGCCCGTAGCCAGTTGGTGGATGAGTTTGCATCTCGCTTTGGTGAATACGACCCATCGATTGTTGTTGGTAGTCTGAAAGCTAAAACATCAGGTATCAAACGCGCTGCAGGTAACCGCCTAGATCAAGTGCAAAGCGCAATGGCAGGCGTTAACATTCAACCAACACGCGCTTTGCAGCAAATAGATGATGAGATATCCAGCCTGCAAAAGTTAGGAAAGGTGGCTGACAATGACACCATCAGTAAGCTTCAGGCTTATCGCGATGAATTGGCGGCAGGGAACGTTGATTTGCAGCAATTAAGCAACCTGCGCAGTCAGTTCAGGCAGGATGTAAAAGGGGAAAGGGTGGTTATGCCAAACCGCTCTGATGCTGCTATTCAGCGCGTATACAAGGCGATGACGGGTGATATTGATAATTCAATAGGCCAAAACCTTGGGAATGACACTCTGCGAAGATATAAGCAAGCTAATGCAGTTTACGCTGATGAAGCCATCAAATTGCAGAATACCAGACTCAAGAATGTGATCATGAAAGGTGACTTAACTCCTGAAGTGGTCAACAACATGCTGTTCAGCAAGAACAAATCAGAGGTCCAGAATCTGTACCGATCAGTAGGTCAGGTTGGTCGCGCTCAGATGCGTAACGGAATTATCGGAAAGGCCATGGAGAAATCTGGCGGTTCTCCGGACCAATTCCTGCGCCAGGTTAATCTGATTTCTAACCAGACGGGAATTGCGTTTAAAGGGCGTGATGCTGCGTATCTGAAAGGGCTAAAGAACTATCTTGAGTCAACCAAGCGGGCAGGGCAAGCCGGGGTAACAACGCCAACAGGTCAGCAGACAATCCCATTCATCTTAGGCATTGGATCTGCAACTAACCCGGCACTCGTTGGAGTTGGTGGTGGTTATGGATTGCTGGCGAGATTGTATGAGAGTGAACCGGCACGAAACGCAATGCTTCGCCTGGCTAATACTCCACGCGGATCTACTGCATTTGAGAAAGCTTTAGCTGAAGTTGAGCGTTCTGTTAACTCTGTTGCTCAAGGCGCTAAATCAGACGCATTAAGCGAATAACAACTTACCGACGACAATTCCGCATAGTAACAACGCAAAGTTAAGCAAGTCACGTTCCATAAATCCTCCTGTCTTTTAAACAATTATAACCGACCTTAACGCAATGCTGCGCAAGTTTTAACTTGCGTGGCTTTGCAGCGCCCGGAGAAAAAAATGTCAGATATTACCGCAAACTTAGTGGTAGGTATGCCTGCACAACTTTTTACGTTGGCTAGATCATTCAAGGCAAATGCAAACGGTAAGATTTACATTGGGATTCCAGATACAGACCCTACAAATCCAGCAAATCAGATCCAAGTTTATATCGAAAGCGAGACAGGGAATCTCATTCCTACGGCGCAGCCAATTGTTATAAACTCAGGAGGATACCCGGTTTACAATGGTCAGATATCTAAATTTGTTACCGTGCAGAATTACAGCATGGCGATTTATGATGCATACAATGTACAGCAGTTTTATTTTGAAGACGTAGCTAAGTACGATCCCGATCAACTTGAATTAAGGTTGGCAAATACAGACGATGACAGTTTGGGTGATGCGCTGGTCGGCGTGAGACAACCGTTCACATCGGCAAGAGCAAGGACTCAGCACGAAAAAAACACGGATGTATATAGCATTCTTGATTGGGCAAAGGGGGATGGAACAGATGAAACAGTAGCCATTCAGAAAGCATTTGACGAGATCCCACCATATTCACAGATTATTTTTGTCAATGGTAATTTTGTCTTTGATCAAGTCAGATTAACTAAGCCTGTTTTAATCACTGGCAATGCAAACATAACTCATAACGGGTTCCTGATTAAATCCAGCAACATCATATCTAAATTAACAGGAACTCAGACCTGTAAAAACTACCAGACTGATAGAAGTATAGCTTTCTTTTGTGATGCACATACCGATCAGGTTGATTATGAAAACATCCTGATAGATGGGAATAGATTTTCAGGATATTTCTACTCGGTTGGATTCTTTGCTGTTGGGTATAATTCCACTCCAGGCGACCCCACCTCAAAGCGGATTACCAATACTAAAATAGTAAACTGTACCTCATCAGCACCACAGGGTCTTAATGCCGGACATTTTCAACACATTGGCGTGAATAATGCAGAATGTATAGGTAACAGTACCTACTATGGACAAAACGCCACATCTTACAATTTTATAAATCAAAATGGATATGTAAGGGTTATAGGTAACTATGATGCCAATAACACATACGGCTCCATAGAGATTGAAAACAGCTACATAAGCAACTCAGTTGTTGCAAACAATACGTGCGGATCAGATATCTGGATTGATGACACCAGTAACATTCAGGTTTCAGGAAACATATCAGCAAAAGATATAATCTTGACGACGGAAACAGTAGATGTAAAAGCACTTAATGTAACTGGGAATACTTCAAGATGCATCCTGATAAAAAGATTTGGCACGGCTCCAGTAGGTTATTTTTATGATGTAAACGTCAGGGCAAATCTTGTTACAGGCCTTGCAGGAAGTCCAAGCGTTTTATCAGAGTTTATAAAAACAGGAGAGATATCAGGCAACTCTGTTTCTAGTTCTGATGTTGCCTTTTCCATTTCTAAATTAGATGGGATGAGGCTTCTTGTCAGATTCAATAAAGGGACGGGGAAAATAAACATATCAGGAACAACTGGTAATCTCATTTGCTATGGTAACGATGGGTTGACTCCAGTCTCTCTTAGTGGCGGGTGGATGAATAGTCAGTTGATAAATGATATTTTCATACCAAATGAAAGTTATCTGAACATGCCGGGAGATTATCGATATCTTTCAATAAACTTACCAAACCTTGCCCCTCTTGGTTTTTCAGACATCTCAATACCTATTGAGAATATACCATCATTTGCGTTCAGGCCATTTAGTCTACTGGTTGTAATAAGGAATACTGTAACCAATGACATGTCATCATTTAGGGTTGATGGAGCTCATAAAGTTGTTGGGGCAGACATATCAATAACGCTTGGGCAGAGGTACGGTGTTTTAGGAAATGATGGGACATCGATCACTCTTCCTAATAGCGGAAGCTCTGAGGGATTTATCAAGATAAGAGTCACCAACACGGATACAACAAAAACATTTCAAGTTTCTGTTACTCCTGTGGTTGGGTCCAGACTTGGCAATCAGGATTAAAAACAGTTATCTGAAGGCGAGATTATGCTATGTAATCTCGCCTGTACCTGCTACCTATCTGTTAACTGTTCTTCCATATTATCCACCCTGTGTTACCATTGGTGTAAATTTTATAAAATGGATTGTTATCAACTGATAGCTTCATTCCGTCTGAGTTTGCATTAAACTCATTTTTTGAAATCTCTTCCGACCATTCAAATATTATATTCTTGTTGTCATATTCCTGTAACTTCCCAGTTGCAACCCATCCACCAAGATGAATAAATCCATTAAATGGCGTACTGCTTATAGAGTTTACAAGGAAATTAGATAAAGGGATGCTGCCCCTCGAGTAGAATTTTATTACACCATCCTTAGAAAGTTTATATATATCTTTGGTCACATCATAAGCAATTGGCTTCTCGAAATCATTTTGTATTAAGTGCATATTTCCAACCCTGCTAACAAAAATGAAGCATGCAAAAACAGGGGCAAAAATAAACCATTTAAAGCGCTTGCATCCAATCGACATTACAATAAATGAAGCAATCAGTGTAACTGGGAAATACGATAGGCCGCGAGGATCTACAAATTGTTCCTTTAATATAGCCATGAAGCCAATACTGGAAAAAACAATCAATAAACCTGCAAATAAAATATTGAATAACTTATTGAATTCCCTCTTTAAAAGCAATGTAATAATAGAGATAAATATAAATGGAATTATTATAATAATAAATGGCTTACTAAAGGACCAAAAGTAAATATAAGGGGAAAAAGATGTGATAATATTGTTTGCAGCAAAGTAAAATATAGATGAATTAAATTGCAATATTTCACCTCTACTGCTCACGCCTAATGTTTTTAATTCTATAAAATAAATAGCGTTGGCAATTACAAAAATAACTGCATTCGCAAATGCAAACTTAAGTGAATCAGTTTTTTTTGTAAATACAGATACACTAAGGAGTAACTGTACAGCTACAAGACCAATATACAGGTTAGAAAAAGTTTGGTAGAAATTAAGACTTACAAGTAGCAATAATACTTTGAATGCTGCAAACCTAATGTCATTCTTAATAGAAAATGCCGACACAACAAAAAACATAGCAAGAACCATACCTAGGCTATCAAATCTATATAGAAGATTTTGAACTAAGAATGGATTTACAATAAATAGCAATGACACCGGCAATGAAACACTACTATTTAGTTTGTCTGACTTTAAAAAAATCAGATAAGCCGAACAGCCAATTATAAAAATGTTGATAAAGTACCCGAAAGGCATTGGGTCTATTATGGCGTCATTACAGAGGCTATAGAGATATGCAACTCCTGACGCGAAATACCTACCAAGCGACTCCCATCCATAGTAGCCTAGATTTGCTCTTGCTAGGTCATCGGTATAGTATCTGGCTCCATAAATAATAGGAAAGTAAAAAACAAAAGACATAATCTGAATTGCCATAAAAGCAATTCTGCTATCTCTGGAAGGAAAAACATATGTTTTTAATGAATGAAAACTAAACATTACAAGCCCTTGTTGTTATTTGGTAATGAGTACAACACAATGTTATATTTCTCATTTCATCCTTTTTAAAAGATACTTTGGCCTGTTTTTGCTCTCTATATAGGTTCGGCCAATATATTCTCCAAGAACCCCTATGCCAATTAACTGAACTCCACCAAGAAATAGCACTGAAACCAGTAACGATGGATAACCTGGAACCGGGTTTCCCCATATCAACTTATCAACTATCATCCACCCGCCATATATAAAAGACAGGCCTGCTACTAACAATCCGATGTAGGTCCACATTCTTAATGGGAATGTTGAAAAGCTTGTAATACCTTCAAGGGCAAGGTTCCAAAGTTTCCATCCGTTGAATTTGGAGTCACCAGCAACCCTTTCCGCCCTTACATATTCAACTATTTCAGTGTTACCCCCAACCCATGATAAAATACCTTTCATGAACAAGTTTCTTTCTGGTAATAGCTTTATGTTTTCAACAACTTCGCGCGACATTAGCCTAAAATCCCCAACATTCTCTTCAATCTTTGGCGTGCTTATTTTATTGTGGAGCTTATAAAACCATTCAGATGTTTTTCTTTTCAGCATGGTATCTGAAGAGCGATCAACTCTTTTAGCAAGCACTGCATCAGCGCCAGATTGCCATTTTTCAATCATTAATGGGATTACTTCTATTGGATCTTGCAAATCAACATCTATTGGAATTACTGCGTCACCTGTGGCATGCTCAAGACCAGCAAACAAAGCTGGCTCTTTCCCAAAGTTCCTGGTGAAAGAGAGTGCTATTACTAATGGGTCTGATTTTGCAATTTCATTTATAATAGACTCCGTGGAATCCTTGCTCCCATCATTAATAAATACAATTTCCACTTTGTATTTTTTTAATTGCTCATACTCTCTTACGGCATTGTAAAAGAAGTGAATTGTTTCCTCTTCGTTAAAAACAGGAACAACTAAAGAAATTTTCAT